GGGAATCTTTCATCGTCTATCTATAGGTCTCCACTTTATGATGCCATATATAACATGGACTCCACTGGATTGCCTGACAACTTGTGCTGTCCGAAGGACGTCAACAATTTGACCAGAACCAGGCGCAATCATGACGCGTGCGTTAACATTTCTGCCATAATGAAGCAGCCGAACTATGATCCACAGTTGGCGCAGGAATTTTTAAATGCAGCTGATGCTTACCTTGCATCAATCGTTCATTACAACGACAAGGTTGGCGGCTCTATTTTAGAAACCATTCATCCTGTAGATGTTAGCACCGCCATCAATGGTTCACACTTCCAGAGCGAAGATGGGCTTACTATCACAAATCATAAGGGCATGGAGTCTATGAACATGAAGACTAGCCCTGGACATCCCTGGATCAACAAGCGCCCTGCTAATTTGCAGGAGGGTGCGCAGAGAACAGGTAAATATCCTTGGTTTGAGCATGTTTGCCTTCCTGATGGCAGCCGCCAGTACACCATGGGCCCCGAACTTGAGTCCTCTTACCGGGAACTTCTTGAACTTTTCAAGCAGGACCACGACACTAGAGTGAAGTTTGTGACCACCTGTAAGGACGAGGTTAAGAAAGAAGAGAAGCCGACACGACTCATCATGGTTGGACCTCAGTGCTTGACCATCGTCTGCAGAGAGTTTTTGATGACTATATGCCGTGTTATGCAACTTTATCCATTTGTATTTGGCGCTGTCGTCGGCTTGGATGCCACTTGCGTGCAATGGGACCAGGTCCACAATTTCATTTGCGGTGTTGACGGTCAGAGGTCTGCCTTCGATGGCGATTACAAGGATTTTGACAAGAGTCTTTTCCAGGAAGTTACTGACGCCATCAAATATGTGTGCATGAGTCTTTGCAAACTCAGTGGCAACTACAACGCCGAGCAAATGTTCGTTGTTGAATCCATATTCTGCTGCTTGCTATCGCCTGTGGTCGACGTTTTCGGAGTTGTTTATTGGTTCAATTCACTCAATACGAGTGGCAACACTCTCACCACCCAGATCAATTGCATCGGTAACATGATGTTTATTTGGGTTGGTTGGACTCGCCGCATGAAGAAAGAGATGGGCAGCGCCTACAACGAACACCTTAGCAGGGAAATGTTCAACAGATTCGTCCACGTGATCACTTATGGTGATGACCATGTCGTTGGCGTGACATATCCAGATTTGCTTGATTGTCGCATCATGGAGCGAGAGCTTTCACAGTTCATCACCTATACTGATGCTCACAAGAACAAAGGTGACAAAATTGCAGCATTCACGGCACATGACAAGCTTATCTTCCTTGGCCGGTCCATGATCTTGGACAAAACGGGATCGTACAGGTCGCCTCTCGAGTTCAAGCGTATAGCCAAGACCTTGCTCTTTTTCAAAGCTCGTTCTGGATTGCAGTACGAACATATGATTCCAGACTTGTTTCGAGGTGTCTTACTTGAAATCCACTTCCATGGCGAGGACGTATACAACATTTTCTATGAACGCTTGCTCGCCATCATGGGTGATCATTATTCGATGAGCAGGCGCGATTTGGAGAATACCTTCTTTGTCGATTCCTCCGGCGAGTTGTTTACTTACGACTACTTTCGCCAGTGGTGGTTGGGGAAGAAGGACAAAGGTTATCTTCACGATCCCAGGTATGAGATGTCTATGACTCCTGATCCATCTGGCGACCAAGAATTGTATGATCGATACCTTAGCCTCAAAGCTCAAGGCATCAAAGACAGCATTGTGGCCGAAACGCCACATTGACTGTGGTGCTGCCGCCACACTCATGGGTTCCTGGATTTCCCTAATAATCTGGTGTTTATATATATATTATATTTATATTCCACACACGTACACACTAACGGTCTTTTGCAGTTTTTTCCATTGATGTTCGGGAGTTTAACGCTTCCATTTCCAAGAATTAAAATTGACCCGACTCTGCAACCCATTTGCAAGATGGAGTGTGATCTTAGTCGGTGCCGTTTCGCATCCGTTTACTCAGGTGCGTTAAGTATGCTCATGTCGGAGCCTATGCTTAGGATTGACGGTCCATGCTGATTAGTTAAGAACTCGCCCCCATTATATAGGCGTTACATCGGGGGTGTATTCTCGTCTGCGAACAATAACAATAATGACACAACAAGTGGTTTACTCACTGAATTTTTCGACGGTGCACATCCCAATGATGTTTGCACCGCCCCTTCCATCGCTGATGAGTCTTTTGCGGAAGGTTACACTGCTGGCTTGACTTTGGGTGAGTGGTTTTCTCGCCCCGTCAAGATCAAGACCTTGACTTGGTCAGCCAACTCCCTTTTGGGAGCTTCCTTCAATCCATGGTATGATTATTTTAATCACCCGGAGATTAAGGTTAAACTTAAGGGCTACTCCAGGCTTCAGGCTAACTTGCATATCAAATTAGTCGTGAACGCTTCTCCTTACCATTATGGTATCGGAGTTATGTCCTACAAGCCCATGGCGGGAGCTGGCTTGAATGGTGCCGGTGATTTTGACTTTTCCGCAGGCACCACTTCAGATCTTTTAGTTGTCGATTCTGGCACTTACACAGGCGGGAATGTTTCCGCCTCCCTAATTGTCCGCACTTGCAGGCCACACGCGAAATTCTACGCACAAGCTTCCAAAGGCTGTGAAATGGAACTTCCATTCTGCTATTATCAGAATTGGATTAATTTAGACACTGATTTGTCCGAGCTTAAGCAGATGGGCAATATTAATATATATACACCAATTCCACTTCAGGATTCTAGTGGCAATGGTGGTGATGTCAATGTGACGATATACGCTTGGTGCGACAGCAACAAGGTCGCTGGTCCGTCATATGTCATGCAAGCTGGCAAGGACGAATATGCAGATAGGCCTGTTTCCACTGCGATGTCCGCTATGTCCAAGGCTGCTGAGGCGTTGGCTATTGTACCAGTCCTTAAGCCCTATGCCATGGCAACGGCCAAGGTTATGTCAGGCGCCTCAACTTTGGCCAGGTGGTTTGGTTTTTCCAATCCGCCTGTTATCAAAGATGTCGCTTCGTACGCGCCCAATTACATGTCGAACTTTGCATCACCTGAGATTAGTGTTCAACAAGACAAGTTAGCACTTGATCCTAAGAATGAGTTGACGGTGGATTCTCGCACCGTTGGTTTAGACGGCGTGGATCATATGGCCATTTCTCACATTGTCGGCAGGTACGTCGATTATGATATCATCAGTTGGGATAGCACGATGCCCGCAGAGCAGCCTTTGTTGATACAAAATGTAACTCCAATGGTTGCGACAACCATCCCGTATGTTGGGGCCAGGACCGGCCATTCCGCTGCCGCTATACAGATGACGCCTTCTGCGCAAGTTGGCATGGCGTTCGAATATTGGTCTGGGAAAATTACTTATAAGTTTACTGTGATAGCTTCCCAATTTCATCGTGGTCGTTTGATGATTTCCTATGAGCCAGACGGAATGAAAACCAATTACACCAGTGATTCATACACCGGACCGCGAACCATCAATAAGATTTGGGATGTTTCTACAGACCCCACGTTTGAGTTCGAGGTCCCTTGGATGGCACCGATAGCCATGCTTCGCACTATGGGCGCCGCTGGTATGGCTTGGTACGCGACTATTAACACGTCAGCGTACGGGACCACTTGGGTTCCCAATCCGACTGCTCTTCCTATTAATGTGTTGTACAAGGATGCACTCTACAATGGAACATTCACCATTTCAGTTCTCAATCCACTTACTTCAAACGATGCGAGTTATGGAGCATCCATTGTTTGCTCTATGAATTGTGGTGAGGTTGAATTTTATTCACCTCTAGAACTTGAATATCCCATATCCATGTACACTCTTCAGAGTGGCGACGATTTGGCTGAAGCCCCTGATGAGGGAGTTACTCATGCAATGGCTCCTGATTTGATTGAGATGCCGACAAAACACACGATATATGTCGGTGAGATTGTCAGGTCAGTTAGGCAGTTGTTGCACAGGACTAATTTTTATCACAGGTTTAGTACGGTGACTCCCGAGCAGACACCACGTCCACAGTTTAATAGCATTCCAAGTATTGGCGGTCCGAATGAGTATGGCAATTTGAACAATTATGGTGGTTCCATATATCTTCCCAACGCACCATATGTTTCAGGCAGCCTTCCAGTTAAAGTTGGAGCAAGTTATCCAAAGACTGGCGTGCTTATCAAGAATGGCGCGAGCACTCTTGCTGATGTTATCATCAATCAAAACAGCAAAACTATGAACCCGACTGCGTATTTTATGTCGTCATATGTTGGTTGGCGTGGTGGTTCTGTTTATACAGCCAAGTGCAATGACGCCAGGTTTAACCCTAATGGTATTTTGACTAGTATGTCATTGTCTCGCGTGGCTAACAGCATCACTAGCTATGTCAACAACACATCTATATGGAATCCTGTAATCTGGTTTATTAAGCCTGTCAATTCTGCCACACTCCCACCGACTAATCCTTATCTTGGATACCAAGGTATCAATTATGCCGATGCTTGTATCAGGAGGTTTTCCAAAGGCATGTCTGGCTTCGCCGCGACAAACCCTAAGCATGTCGATGTTGTTAACGCTGTCGTGCCATATTACAGCAATTTCAGGATGCTTCCAGCAAACCCTTTGGCTAATTATTACAATGCCAATAAACCTGACGAATTACCCTGGAATAAGCTTAGCACCGCCGCAACTTATCCGCCTGGCGTGAATGAGATCATTCAGTGCCCTAGGATTGATTACGACGTGGCAATGTTTGCTGACATCGACACTGCGAAGCTTGACGTACTTCCGACTATCGACGTCTACCACAAAGCCGGTGTGGATTTTACCTTGTTTTGGTATTTGAATCCCCCGACTATTCATGTCTACACTCATCTCGAAGGTGGTTATCCACGTGATTGGTATTGACAATATTTACATTTACACACACATGCATGCATATACATGCATATTTGACACCGTTTGCAATCTGCAGAGTGGCCGAAATGCCACATTGTGGTCTGAGTAGACGATGCCTTTCCCATTATTCACATTAAGCGTTTAAATGGGGGAACCCGCCGAGGAACCGGTAGGGTGTTACTTTTCTTATTCAACTGCAGCTTGGCCGAAATGCCATGTTTGCTGTGGTTTAAAATAAGGAGGTGGTTAGGTAACACCCTTGGGTGTTTCCAATTTAGTTGTCCAACCCCCCAAAAAAAAAAAAAAAAAAAAAAAAAATCCCCTGTGCGTACCTTGTTGTACTCTGCGTTGATACCACTGCT